TTGCGCAGTGCATAGTTTGCTTTGGTCACGCCTTCCATGCTGTAGCGACCACCCGCAACAGCCTTGGCTTGATCGTTGATCACAATGCCAAGTTCTGCGTTATAGTCTTCAATTGTTGCGCCAACTTGAGACAATCTTTGCCGCTTGGCTTCCATCCGCGCAGCCATTGCAGCCTGCTCACGCGCCAAAATCTTTTTGTCAATTTCTCCGCGCAATCTAAACCGTGCAGCAATCTCATTTTGCTCAAACGCATAGCTCAACTTACGTTGCAACGATCTGTTGCTAACGCTTGAAATGGTAGCATCGCGCAGCTCATTCATGCTGCTCTGCCAGTTATTCTCACCATCCAGAACATTGTAGATGTCTGTTGATTTGCCTAGCGTATACTCTGCCTCGCGCATGCCCTCTTCAATAGCCAACGCAGCCTCGTTGTATTGCGCCTCTTGGGATGCCTGCCAGCGAGCAGTCGCAAACTGCTGCGCACCATCTAGCAACGCCTTCATTGGCTCTGCCTTGGCAAGCTCTGCCTGCGCCATCGCCTGCGGGTTCATGCGCACAGTTCCACGCAAAGGCGAACCAGGTCTGATTTGTTGGCTTATAGCGCGACTTCTGTAGACAGGTATCTTCATGCTAATCCAAAGTCTCCTGGGTTCTCGTAAACAGTCGTCGCCACATTAGACAAGCTGTTAATCATTGATGCAGTACCAGATGCCCGAGCAGATGCAGCAGCCATGCCGCCCTCCATGCGCGACAGCTCTGCCGCCATCTGCAATCCCTCTTGCTCGTCATCAATCTGCATATTTTGTATTGAATTTTCAAACGCAGCAACTTTTTGCTCATAGTCAAACTCACGCGCATTTTGGCGTAAGACAGCTATAGGTGTGCCTGCACTCATATCAAAGCCTGCGTAACCAAATCCAGACCGAGCCGTGCCTTGCACTTCACGCTCAAATGCGTCAGCCGCTCGATTTTGTGAAACAAGAAAGTTTGCGTTTAGAATGCCTTGCGTTTTTTCTAACAGCTCAATGTCACGCTCAATGATTGACGCATTGAAATTGCCAGCCCGTATTGCTGCGGCGGCGGCACGATCCGCCGCTCGGCTTTGCTGTGCAGCACCTGCAATCTGCATTCCTGTTGATATGACTGCAAAAGGGTTACACATTAGTACACCTACTTATCAAACGTGTTCATGCGTGGGAAGAACGCCAGAACTGTTAGGGGCAACGCTTGCCCTTGTTTAATATATACACGATCATCGTCATCAAAGCCACCATCGAACTCAATGTCTTTATCGCCTGTGAATAACGGCACCGCAGCATCCATCGCCATTGAGCTATCTCTGAAAAAGATACGATCAATTTCACCACTGTCGTTTCCAACTTCAGCGCCAACTGTTTCGTAAAACCGAATAGTAATTGCATGAATGCGCTTTGGCTTGCCTTGGCTTGTGCCATCTACTGATCCGCTATCAATACGCAGCGTTTGCATTATGCTGTCGTAACCATACCCAACGGCGGCAGTCGTTGATGAATAGTCAAGAGTTATACCACCATTGCTTACAGTTTCGTCTGGGTGTGTTGCGCCATTGCCTAAAACCTGCAATGTCTCGCCTTCTAAGTGATACAAGCCGCTCAGTGTAGTTGTGGAACTGCCACTATATGACAATCCGCTATCCACAAAAAATGCACCTGTCGTATCGCTGCCAAAATCAAACAGCTTCAACTTTTCAATGTATCTTTTAGTCGTGCTATCAATAGTACGCTTAACAATCATATACAGAGCATCTTCACCCGTATCTGTCGGCAATGTTGCAATGCTTTCCACAACCGCCTGACCGCTGTTAAATGATCCACCAATCACATGCTTGTGCCATGCAACAACTTGCTCCTCACGGCGATACGTCATGCCTAACAATGTGCCATCATTGCGCACACACCATATAATGCTGTCGGGTTCTTGCTGGAACGCCATCTGATCAATGCCGCCATTCGTGATATGCTCTGCCAAAATCGTCATGTCAGGCGCAGAATAACCGCCAGTATTCACATCACCAACAAACTTAAATTCGCGTATCTTTCTGTTTCCGCGCTGCACAAACAGCGTAACGTCAGCAACCTGAACAGGCTCAATAGTTGCCGTGCCATAATTTGAATACTTGCGGATCAATGTTGTCGTTGGTGTGACAGGCCCATCATTTGTTGATGTAAGCACATACTCACCGCCAGATGTCCCAACAGTTAGAACTCTTGTTGCAGACAGGAACCGAATGGCATTCACTTGGTTTGACGCAATTGTGTAAATCAACGCATCATCATCGGCTGTGCCCACAGTGAAGTTTCCGTAATCACCGTTTTTACTAAACCACAACGTCTGAGGATTGTTGTTTGTATTACCAAACACAAGGCGCTGCTCAAAGAACGATACAACGCTAGGGCGATTGTTAGAACCACTCAGTGATGGGCTTGGCGATCCAGTGATAGAAAATGTGGCAAACGTCCACGCATTGTGATCCGTTCTCGTCAGTGTGCGTATATCATATGACGGATGCACAATGTACATCGTGTCAGCAGACTGCGCAAACCGCAGATCAAACAAATCAGCTTCAGCATATGGCGTTGTAATCTCGTATATCTCTGTCGCTGTGCCGCCAGATGTGTAAGCAGTAAAACTTGTCGTGTCGATGTCGTTGCCAAACAAATCCTGCAACGTAAATGTATTTGTGGTGACATTGGCAACTAGATAGTTGCGACCATTCACTTCTGTCATGCCGCCTACGCTATCAACATAAACCTCGTCACCATTGCTAAACCCGTGGCTCGCGCTTGTAACAACGCCAGGGCTGGCCTGTGTAATGTCTGTAATGCTTTTGTCTGTCGCATCAAGAACAGACAAATCATTGCGATAAACGCGCATTGTCTGATTGCCGAACTCAAGAATGTATGTATCAGACGTTTTGAACTGAAATGGGATTAGTCGCGTCTTAACTGAGCTATCGGCAACCTCGCCAAGATATTCTGTGCCAGGTCTGCGTGTCACGCCGCCATGAGGCATAACAACCATGTTTGTCAAATCTGACAAACCTTCTTGGTATTTCTCAATGTTGGTGCGGCCCTCTAGGCGTGGACTGATCTCACCTGCCGTAAACGAGCTAAACGCTGGTGCAGAACGTGCCATTTAGAACCTGCTTTCAATAAAGTCACTTGCCTCTATGCGTTGAGGTGCGCCCTCTGTCGCATCATTAAATCGAGCCTCGGTCATCTTAGCTTCATACAATGCTGTTTGGATTTGTACCATAGATGTTGAGCCAGTAATTGCATAGCATATCTCTGCGCCAAGTCGAGCAGCCAAAGCCTCTACTAAGCTTGCATCGTATTGCTGAGGATCGGTAACGCGACCAATATACTTTATCCGCGCCGTGCCTTCGTCCGTCAGTAGCTTTCGCCCTTCAATAACAAAAACTGGGCCACCAGTATTGTTTGACATATTATCTTGCGGATACGACATACTGCCGTTTGAGAACTCTAAAACACGCAAACAATATGGATTAGTCGGCAGTGCATACTGATATGCATAACCAAACGCAGGCGTGTCTGTCTCCTGCGCAAGTTGCGCTCTTTGTATCAAGCAATTCCAAGGATGTGCGCGAAACACAGCATCGCGTACAGCTTCATATCTTTGATTAACAACCCTTGCTGCTTTACTGTTTTCTGTCAGCGAGGAAATGTTAGATGCGCCTAAATTGTTTAGCGCAAAGTTTGCAATATCAACTGTACTTGCCATCTGCTTCCATCCTGTAAAAGAGGGGGCGGTTTCCCGCCCCGCTCTAATTAGTCAACCACATACTTGACTGTAAGTTCAATAGTGCCAGTGCCAGCAGCACCGCCCATTGTTACAGTGATGGCAACGCCGTCCTCGTTTGTGTCTGTCTCTGAGCCTGAGCCTAGAGCTAGAGTTGCAAGAACGTCCACCTTCTGCGCAGATGTTGACGCTGCTGCTGCTTTGTATGCCGCCGCTGACGCAGATACTGCTGTACCCGCCGCGTTTGTGTGTGCTGCATAGCCTACAGACAATGTTGTTGATGCACCTAGCGCGTCATGCGCCAAAGAGCCTTCCAACAAACGTGCGCCGTCTGGCAGAACAAACATCTCAATAACGTCACCAGACGCTAGAGCAGATGCCTCGTATGTGCCATGAGCTACGCGGATACGTCCACCAAGCTCATTTGCTTTGTTCATCACGGCTGGAGTAGCGCGTGTGTTAGTGCGTTGTGCTGAATATACAGTAGCCATTTTTCAGTCTCCTTATTCAGAACAAGCGATTTCGACTACTTTGCTTTCTTCCATGCGTGTCGCACCGATAGATTGGCAATAGTAGACTTGCGTAGCGTATGACTTGTCAGCACGTTCATCAATGCGAGCTGCTGGCTCTTTGCCAACCGCTAGTTTGATGCCGTCACCAGCAAATGCGATAACCTGACGATCACCGTTGCCGTCTGTACCTAGACGGTTGCTTACATGGAACTGGAAGCCAACAAATGTGTTGATTTCACCCATCGCCAACGCTTTTACAGTGTTGTAATCGCTTGATGTTACAGTCGTGTTGTTCAACAAGTCAGAAACTTGCTTAGGTGAAACAACGATGTGACGAGGGATAGATGGATCAACATTACCGCTGTCCAAGATTTCCTTCGCTGATACCAACTTAGCAATTGTCAAACCAGAAGCCGCAACCGCGATTTTCTGTGCTGATGGCAATGCTGTAGCTGTCGCACCGTCTTTACCTGTCTGCGCAGTACCAAGTGCCGCTGAGATGATGACATCATCCATTGCGCGACCCATAGCTGCTGCGGCAGCACGGCTGTATGTTGATGTCGGATCAACAAGTAGACGCACTTTGTCTTGATCGTCGATCAAGTCTGCGTACTCGTAGTCAGACATAGTAACCATGCGGCGTGAGTGAGGTGTATCAATCAACGGTGTGTCCGCGTGGCGTGATGTGCGTAGGACGGCTGCTGCCTCACCTACTTGGTCAAAGAAAGCTTTCTCGCCATTCACGCTTTCTACATCTACCGCTGCTCGCAGCAGAGAACCCATCTGTTGTGACAACATCTGGATGTTTGCAGAAAACTGATTGACAAAAGCTGTAGTAATTTGAGTAGACATTTCGTCATCCCCTTACAGTTTCAGTTTTAGGTTTGCTGCGCTTGGTTGTCCCATGTGGGGCCGTGCTACTGCTTAGGGCAGCTACTCCGCTTGACTTACAAGCTTGTTCGTGGGCCTCGCGGTTATCCACTACATATACTCCCTAAGCCGCAATACTTCTGCAACGTAAGTGTCATGCTCTGGGTGCATCCTATCAAAATATGGCCCATCTCGTCTAGTCATCTCTGCAATTTGCCGTGATGCTTCTTCTGGGGTCATAATTAGCTCAGTCGTTTCGCCTGCCAAATTGTCTTCGCCAATCTGTGAAGCAAGGTTAGAAAACATGCGAATGATGTCTGGATGATCGCCTAACATGCGCCCGTCAGACAATTGGATGTTGTCAAACATCTCT